GGATGATGAGCAGTGCTTGCCAACATTATGCTGGCTCCCACACTGAAGAAAAAGTTCTGCATTTCCAAGTAGAAAGCCAGCCGGTCGCTGCTGTAACTGTCTGCCCAGACCCTTTTGATCTTGTACCACATGGTCAATTATATCATATCACTCAAAGATATACAAAAGATAAATAATTTATTGGAGAATCCCATGTGCGTCGTTTCAGCAAAATATTTCCCTGATGTGGGCTGGGTTGGTGTGAAGAATCGCGACCGCAATTACATACCAGAGATCAGCTTCAAGCGAGAAAATCGCGACGGCGTTGAAGTCATGCTGTTCTGGGACGATGTCACTCAATACTGCGAAGGCATGAACAGCGGCGGAGTCTGCATCATCAGCGCTAGCTTGATGGTAAAGGATGATGAAAAAGAGATACAGGTCCGCACCAAGACACCCAGCAAGGATGGCGTAAAGCTCAAGAAGGCTCTGCGTTATCCTAATGTCAAGGCAGCTGCTATGAGCCTTATCAAGGAAAAGCTGCCAGGCAACACGCTGATATTTGACAAGGATACCTGCTACCTGCTAGAAGGCTGTTGGGAGCCAGGCGAGTACGAAAACCAAAAGTACGCTTACAAGATCAAAGAAATACCACACGATCAAACCATAGTGCGCACCAATCATGGTGTGCTGCTGCCCTGGGCTGGTTATCAGCGCAGAGAAGAAAGTGAAGCTCAGACCATGAGCCGCATCAGCAGCGAGAGCCGCAAGCTGATAGCAGAGAAGATCATAGCAGATGCCAAGTCTCCACAGGACATGATTGATGGCCTAGCAGGAGTATACAGCGACAACCCGCAACTCAACTGTCTGCGCACCACAGACAACAAGAAGCTGATGCGTACCACCAGCCAAATCATGATCACGCCAAGCGAAAGCACATTTGCAGTGCGTCCAGTCCAGAGTCACATGACCTTTAACTTCTGGGACCTCAACCATCCCAAGCACAAGTGCTTCGTGGAGATACTCAGCAACAAGGTGCTTTATGACCATCGCAAGGAGATGGGTACCAAGCCGTTCCCCAAGATGCAGCACAGCAGCGAGTGACCATGGCTGCCTGGGAACACATACCTTATTTCGCATACGGTCACAATACCAACGTCCAGGAGATGTACAAACGGGTACCAAAAGCACGCCTGCTGGGCCATGCGGATCTGCATGATTGGAAGTATGAGATGGAACATGTGAGCAACATAGTTCCATCCGAGGGCGATACGGTGCACGGGGTCCTATGGATAATACCCATCCAACAACTGGACAAGCTGGATTGGGCAGAGGCTTACCATCACAACTATCGCCATCAGATCGTGACCGTGGAATACGATGACAAGATGCTAAAAGCCATGTCGTATGTGCTGATGAAGAAATATCACAGTGATGAACCACCCACTGCCAATTATGTGGATTATGTGGCCACAGGCTATCGTGAGAATGACATCCCAATGAGACAACTGATCACAGCCCTGGACCATCGCATCACAGAACTGAAATCGCAAAAATAAAAAAGGGTCCCAGTTTCCTGGAACCCTTTGCCTCCCTAGACTTGTAATAACAAGTTCTTAGTGATTAGGCCTTCTTGCTGCGGCCCTTGACCAGCGTGTACGCAACGCCATGTGCACCAGTGTCACGGAACACGACAGGAGTCGTACCGATCTTGTAACCTTCCTGGCGGAGCTCGGTGATACGAGCGCGGAGGTTCTGGATCTTGAAGCGGCTCTTAGCCTGCTTGCTGGTGAGCGTATTACCCTTGGCGAGGTAGTTAATTACCTTTTCAGCTTGTGTAGTATAAGCGGTCATTTGTTTTATCTCCGGTTAGTTTCGATTGTGCTGTCCTGTGGACAACTTTCATGTGCATTATTACTATACACTAGTCTAGAGATCTGTCAACCCCTCAATCTGAGGGTAAAAGCTCAGCCATCAGCGGAAATCCGCTCTGGCGGGCAATGGCTATGGTTTCATCGCGCTTTTGGGCAGCTACTTCGTGGCTATATGTGCCCGCTACACCGCGTCCATTTGTGTGGATGTGCATCATGATGTCCTGTGCTTCCTCGAAGCTGCGATGGAATATCTGCATGAGCACCAGCACCACGAATTCCATGGTAGTTGCATCGTCGTTGATCAACCACACGTTCCACATGCGAGGAGGGGCCATCGCTACGCGCTCAATCACCGCAACAACGGTTGATTTATCTGTCTTAGCCATAGGTCCCTCCTGTTGATGCTAGATTATATGGTTATGCGTCGCATAACGCAAGGTCATTCCGTTGGAGTGGTAACATCTATGACGTTGCCATTGGTTATGGGAATCACCCTGCCCTTGCTGGATTCTGGAATCTCGCGCTCAAGCTCGATGATCAGCAGTCCATCTTCCATCTTGGCAGATATCACCTTGATGTGCTCTGCCAAGGTGAACTGACGCTCAAAATCTCTGGACGCGATACCACGATGGATCCAATTACGTCCGTTCTGATCCTCAGCCTTGCTGCCGCGAACCATCAAGATGCGATCGTTGGTGAGATAGATTTCCAACTCTTCCATCTTGAATCCAGCCACTGCTAGTTCAAGCTGGTAACCATTTTCGTCGTGAGTGAGATTATAAGGCGGATAGGTTACCGGATTGCTTGCTACTCTGGCAATCATGGGCTCAAAGCCTATGGCAAACCGGTTGAGATCCTTGAAGAGATCTTCCATCGAATTGAAGACTGTAGCTGTTGGATGACGCATTTTTATACCTCCTGTTAAAGCGAAGCATCATTTGTGCAGGCCCCGTAGGCACCTGCATTGCATATGTAATGTGTGCCAACCTCAAGGTCAAGATCAGAAGCTACCCATAAATATCGCAGCTCAACGGAGATCATGCATGCTTGGTTATATCACTGGCCCAACAGGACCAACTGGGGTTGGTGTGCGGGGTGCAACTGGTGCTACTGGTCCCATTGGAGCTCAGGGATATCCAGGAGGGACTGGTCCCACAGGACTGCGTGGTTCAACCGGCCCAAGCGGTCCAACTGGACAGCCCGGGACGTCGGTCAACACCGGACCAACTGGTCCTACCGGATCAGCAGGTGCAGGCAGCTTGGCCAGCAGGACCACGCTGGAAGTGACTACTTCAAATCTAGCAGTTGGTTCAAACGTAGGTGTTTCTGTCAATGGATTCAAGGGCTATAACCTCTATAGCATACAGGTGAATCACGCAGCATGGGTTACCGTTTACAGCAGCTTTGTTGCACGTACCAACGACCAATCGCGTGCCATATCTACCAATCCTACCCCGGGTAGTGGTGTGATAGCAGAAATCATATCAAATGGGCCAACTACTCAGCTGATAACACCAGCTGCAGCGGGCTTTAGCAGCGAAAATCCACCAACTACCTTGATTCCCATGAAGGTGGCCAACAATGGTAACTCAGCTGTACCCGTGACCGTAACACTAACTCTGCTGCAGACGGAGATATGAAATGAACCGTGTTCCTCTTGCTAGAACAAATGTTGTGATACCAGCAGATTCAGTCAGTGCATCGGCTGTAAACGAATCATGGATCATGAAAGCAACTCTGTTGCTGCGCAGGCCCACATATAAAGGTCGCAGCATGATCGAGCATGCCAATGCGATTACCCGCGGCGAAGACACTCACATAAGCTATGAGGAATTCATATGCAGATATGCTGCCAGCGACGCTGACATAGCTGCTGTGCAAGCATTCGTTGGATCCCACGGCATCGCTGTTATAGATTCTCATGTAGGTGCGGCATCGGTGAGACTTCAAGGCACCATAGCCCAATTCAACTCTGCCTTTGGCATAACTCTCTTGGCAGTGCAAAAACCTGATCGCACATACATCAGTTATCAAGGCATGCTGTCAGTGCCTGCGGAGCTAGACGGCGTGATCGATCACGTTTTTGGTTTGCACAATCCCGTAAAACTAGAACACGCAGCCCGTCCTGTAGAAAACGTCGACGGCCTACCAACAACAGCGACTGCATTGACTCCGACCCAGATAGCCACTGCCTACCAGATGCCTTCTAATACCGGCACTGGTACCTGCATAGGAATCATTGAATACGGCGGCGGTTATACCACTCAGAATGTCACATCCAGCTTCGCACCATTGGGATTTGCCGCCCCAACCATCACAAACACCAACGTAGATGGCGGATACAATAACCCCAGTGACACCAATGGGGCACCAGAAGTGATGCTAGACATATATGTTGCAGGTGGGATTGCTCACACCAGCACATTGGCCATGTACTGGGGATATGGGTCGGGTATCAGCAACCCTGTGGCCGGTCCTGATTGGTATGATCCCATCAACGTTGCAATACATGACACGACCAACAATCCAACCGTGCTCAGCATCAGCTGGGGCGCAGGCGATAGCCCAGACAGCGGATACTGGGATTCTTCTACCATATCTGCTACAGATGCAGTGCTGGCGCAGGCTGTGGTGCTAGGCGTTACAGTGTGTGCAGCCAGCGGAGACGAAGGCAGCACATGGGCTGGTCTAGCAGAAGAAGTTTTATATCCAGC